GATCATCGCCCTGGCCCGGCAGATCCGCGCCGGGTGGGAGGACTACGTCACCACCGGCGCCGAATCCCTGGTGCAGATCGCCGCGGCCTGCGGGGGCCGGGCCGACGTCGCGGCGATCCTGCAGCACACGATGGACGCCGCCGGGCTGCTCGTGCCGCACCTGAAGGCCTACGTGGACGCCGGGAGCCTCGCCGCGCCGGTACCGCGGGGCACCACGATCCGCGTCCCGGCCGGCTTCGCCCTGCCGGCCCGGCGCCGGCCGGCGCGCGCCGCAGTGCTCGCGGTCGCCGCAACCGCGCGCAAGGGCACCGCCGCGACGGGGGCAGTCATCCTCGCCGAGCCGGTCATGACCGCCGGCCTGTCCGCCGGGTTCCTGTCCGCGGCCCTGGTGCTTGCCGGGCACCTCGGGTACCTGCACCTCACCGCAGCCCAGTCAGGCGCCGTCCTGACCGCCATCACCGCCGTTGCGGGCGCCGTGGCGGCAGCGAGGACGCGGCCAGTCCGGGTCGGCGCGGTCACCGCGGCACTGTCGGCCCTCGCGGTCGCGGCGGGGGCGTTCGGGCTGCACCTGCCGGCCGCCTGGATCGGCTACCAGATGCCGGTCGCGTCACTGATCGTCGCGTCGCTGCTGCGGCTGCACGTCTCGCCGAAGGGGTCACCCGCGAAGGCCGCCGCGCCGGGTTCCGTCATGCTGCCGACCCTGACGCAGCGGTTCGAGGCCGACTTCGGTCAGGTCCACTCCGCGCTCGACAAGGTACTGGCCCACGCCCGCCGGGCCGCTGACGCGGTCGACGCCGTCACCCCGGCCGCGCCGCAGAACACCCTGAGCGGCCCGGTGACGGTCCAGAACGCAGGACCGGCGCCGGGTACCGCTGCCAGCGGTCCGGTCCAGATCCTCGCCGTCACGGGCGGCACGGCGACCGCGCAGCCACCGCCTGTCGTTCCCATGCCGCCCGCGGAAGTCCCGGTGCCGGTGGCCGGGGCAGGAGGGACGGGCTGATGGCGGGCGCGTACACGGTCCGGGTCCGCACCGAAGGCCCGCTGTTCGACGGCCGGGCCGAGGCCGCGGTGCAGGAGGCGGTCCGGGGCACCATCGACGCCCTGGGCCGGCAGGGCTACGCCATCGTCCGCGACAAGTCCGCGAGGTACAACCGGTCCGGGCGGGCGACCGGGCACGCCCCGGAAACGGTCGTGCTCCGGGTCGCCCCGGACTCCGCGCTGATCTTCGGCCAGTCGGCGCGCGGCCAGATCTGGTGGCCGTGGCTGGAAGGGGTGTCCAGCCGGAACAAGTCGACCCGGTTCAAGGGCTACCACACGTTCCGCCTGGTCAGGCGCATCCTCGGGAAGCGGGCGAGCACGGTCATGGAGGCGAAGCTGGCCGAGGTCATGCCGGAGATGGGCGGTGCCGCATGAGCAAGCAGTCTGGCCTCGGCCAGCAGTTCCTCTGCGGCGGGTACCTGATCGGCGGCGACGTTCAGGCGATCAACAACTGCCACGGCGGCCCGCAGCTGATCGACTCCACCGACATCACCCAGTTCGGGCATGCCCGGCTCGGCGCTCTCCGCGACGGCGGCATGGACCTGACCTCCTACTTCGACCCCGCGCCGGGGATGGCCCACGCCGCGTTCTCGCCGCTGCCCCGCGGCGACGTGATCATGACGTGGCTGCTGGGCCAGGCGATCGGGAACCCGTGCGCGTGCCTGAACGCCAAGCAGATCGGCTACGACCCGACCAGGGGCAACGACGGGTCGCTGACCGAGAAGGTCGAGGGGCAAGGCAACTCCTACGGCCTGGAATGGGGCGTCCAGCTCACCCCCGGCGCCCGCACCGACACCGCCGCGACGAACGGCACCAGCTGGGACACCGGCGGGTCGCTGTCGTTCGGCGGCCAGGCGTACCTGCAGGCCGTCGCGTTCGCCGGCACCGACGTCACGGTGCAGATCCAGGACTCGGCGGACAACACGACGTTCGCGCTGGTGACCGGGCTGGCGTTCAGCCAGATCACGGGCGGGACGCCGCTGGCGCAGCGGATCTCGGTCTCCAACGTCTCCACGATCCGCCGCTACGTCCGGGCCATCACGGTCACCACGGGCGGATTCACGTCCTTGCAGTTCGCGGTCGCGCTGATGAAAAACAACGTCGCCGGAATCACTTTCTGAGGAGGTACCCGAATGGGCCAGCAGCTGTTCCGCATCCCGCCGGCGCTCCCCGCGAGCGAGATGAAGTCGTACCGGATCGCCGCGCCCCGCCCGACGCACTTCCGGCCCGCGAGCTGCCTGGAAGCCCAGTGCGAGGCGTTCCTCTTCGGCTGGAAGACCATCACCGACGAGGCGACCGAGCTGGGCCGGCGGCAGGCGCACTACATCCGCCGGGAGTCGGGGCGGAAGTTCACCGAGGAGCGCACCCCGGCCGGGCTGACGGAGTTCACGTTCGAGGCCGGGCAGAAGTGCTTCGCCACCCACGAGCTGCGGAACTCCCGCCCGGAGCGGTTCCTGGTCACCGGCGGGGACTGGCGCGGGAACCCGACCGGGGAGCGGCGGGAGCACGTGAACGCCGCGGACTGGACCGAGGATTTTGCCTTGCACCAGGACCGGCTCAAGACGGTGATCGAGCGTGGCTGATATGGCCTCAGCCGGCATCGCGCCTGGCCGGGCAGTTCCCGGCGTGCTGGCAGGTGGCCGCGCACGCCTGGGAGCAGTGCCTCACGCCGTCGTAGCGGTTGGACGCGAACGTGCCGCCGCACTGATGGCAGTCCTGAAGGATATTGTCGGCGCCGACCGCCCGCCTGGCCGCTGCCTTGCACGCTTTGGAGCAGAATCGCGAGTCTGCACGGGCGGACTGGTACTCATCGCCGCAGCGCTCGCACATCTTGGCATGACGTCTCGCGCGCGGGCCATGCGGATAGAGAGCGCGCGGACGGCGGTTCTGCGCCTGGGCGCTAGCCGTCGCCCACTGGACATTGCCCGGCTCGTAGTTGCCGCTGTTGTCCTTGCGGTCCAGCGTGCAGCCTTCAGGACGAGGCCCGATCAGCGACTCTATGTCGGCCGCGAAGACGCGCGGGTCATGCCACTGCTCGCACACAGTAATCCCGCGTCCGCCGTACTTGTCATAATCCTTCGCCTGCGGTCGCTCACAGCGGGCGATCATGCCCTCCCAGGTCTTCATCAACGGATGCGTGCCGCTGCGGCGGCTCATGCCGTGGGTGGTAGCAGCGGCGATCTGGCGCTCCCTGCGCAGACAGCCACACGACTGCGTCCCGGTCGATTCGCCCCGGCTCCGTATGAGCGCGGTTATCGCCGAGACGTATTCGTTCCCGCAGTCGCAGATAAGCCGGACGGCTCGCTGTCCGCCGCCGCGCGCCTCCGCCTCAATCACGACGCCGCGCCCTATGCGCTGGCCGACCGTCACGAACAACTTCTTCGCTGGCATTCGCCTCTCCTTAAGGGGGTGGTCTAGAGTGCGCATCCTTTGGCACTCAAATTTAGCGCTCCGTTCCTCAAAACAGGATACGGTACGCAAACGGCTCTCTGGACGCCCCGCATCGCCGCGCTCGGCCACGACGTCGCGATCCACGGCTATGCGGGCGCGCAGCACCTGACCCTGGACTGGAACGGCATCACCGTCTACCCCGCCGGCGTCGAGAACGCCATCGGGATGGACGGCATCTCCTACTTCTGCGAGCAGCACCGCGCCGACGTGGTGATCTCGCTGTGCGACGCGTGGGCGCTGTCGCCGCGGATGATGGCGCTCCTGCCGCACGTGCAGTGCTGGACGCCGGTCGACGCCGAACCGCTCGGCACCGGGCTGCGGACGTTCTTCTCGGAGTCCGGGGCGCGGCCGGTGGCGATGTCGCGCTACGGCGCGCGGCTGTTCGCGGAGGCCGGGCTGCCGGCAAGTTACCTGCCGCATGGCATCGACACGGGCCTCTTCCGGCCGCCGGAAGACCGGGACGCGCTGAGGGCCGAGTCCGGCTACGGCCCCGGCACGTTCGTCATCGGGATCAACCAGGCCAACCGCTCCGGGCTGCGCAAAGCGCTCCCCGAGCAGCTGACGGCGTTCGCCCGGTTCCACCGCCGTCACCCGGACTCCAAGCTGATGCTGCACATGGCCCGGCAGCACCCCAAGGGCCAGGACCTGCCGCTGGTGCTGGACCGGCTCGGCGTGCCCGAGGGGGCCGTGTACTTCCCCGACTCCGGGGTGTACTCGGCCGGGGACATCGCGTCGGAGTCCATGCCGCAGATCTACGGCGGCTGGGATGTCACCCTCGGGTGCGCGATGGCGGGCGGCTTCGAGCTGCCGCTGCTCGAGAGCCAGGCATGCGGGACGCCGGTGATCGCGAACGACTGCTCGGCCATGACGGAGGTCGCCGGCCCGCATTCGTGGCTGGTCCCCAATCAGGAGTTCTGGGTGGAGCAGAGGCACGAGGGCTGGTGGGCGATGCCGCTCATCGGCCACAAGTGCTCCGCCTGCGGCCACACCGACGGGATCGAGGCCGCGCTGGAGGCGGCGTGGCAGGAACGCGAGGACGGCACGATCCAGGCCCGGCGCGACGCCAGCCGCGAGCACGCCCTGACCTACGACGCGGACCTGATCCTGCACCAGTACTTCAAGCCGTTCCTCGGCGATCTGGAGGCGTCGCTGTGACCGGCCAGCCCTGCCGCGGCTGCGGCCACGGGACGGAGCTCGTGCTCGACCTCGGCGGGCACTACCTGCCCGACTTCATCCTGCCCGGCGAGCCGCGAGGCGCGAGATACCCGCTGCAGCTGGTGCTGTGCCCGGCGTGCACGCTGCTCCAGCTGGACGGCACCGTCCCGCGGGACGCTCTCTACCACGAGCGCTACGGGTTCCGGTCCGGCACGAACGAGGCCGTCCGCGCCGACCTTCAGGACGTGGTCAGCTACGCGCTGGGCACGCTGCCGGCGCCGCGCCGGCACCTGCCGGAGCCGCCCCGGTGGCTGGACATCGCGTGCAACGACGGCACGCTCCTGGGTGCCGTGCCCGCCCGGATCAGGCGCACCGGCGTCGACCCGCTGGCACACCTGGCCGGCCAGGTGTGGGCCGCCGGCGCCGACCGGGTGGTCTCCGGCTACTTCAGCCCGGACTCCTTCGAGCCCCGGTCCTTCGAGGTCGTCACCTCGGTCTCCATGTTCTATGACCTGGACGACCCCGGCGCGTTCTGCTGCGGGGTCCGCGAGGTCCTCGCCAGGCGGGGCGCGTGGGTGATCCAGCAGAACTACTCGCTGGCCATGCTGGCGAACAACGCCGCGGACAATATCTGCCATGAGCATGTGACGTACTTCTCGGTGACGTCGCTGGCGCCGCTGCTGGCCGCGCACGGGCTGGAAATCAATGACGTCACCCGCTCGGCCGTCAACGGCGGCTGCTTCCGCACCCTGGTCTCCCGGCGCGGTGAGCGCGAGGTCCGGCCGTCCGTCGCCGCGGCGCTGGCCGCAGAGGAGGCCGCGGGCCTGGGCAGCCCGGAGACCTGGGAGCGCTGGGGCAAGGAGGTCGCCGCGGAGCTGGGGAAGACCCGCGACTTCCTGGAGCAGGCGAAGGCCGGCGGCGAGTCCGTCTGGCTGTACGGCGCGTCCACCAGGGGCGGCACGCTCCTGCAGATGATCGGCGCCGGGCCGGACCTGCTGCCGTTCGCGGCGGAGCGCAGCCCGGCGAAAGTCGGCAGGGTCATGGCCGCAACCGGGATACCGATCGTCAGCGAGGAGGCGATGCGGGAGGCCCGGCCTGATTACCTGCTGGTGTCGCCGTGGTTCTTCCGTGATGTCTTCGTGGAGCGGGAGAAGGACTACCTGGCCGCAGGCGGCCGGATGGTGTTCCCGCTGCCCGAGTTCGGGGTGGTGAGCCGGTGACCATCACCGCTCTCGTGCCATCCCGCGGCAGGCCGGACGGCCTGCGGGAGTCGCTGGAATCCCTGTTCGGCCGCGCCGCGGAGCCGGCGGACGTCGAGGTGCTGGTCGCCGTGGACCCCGATGACGTCGGCACCTACTCCGGGTTCCCGGCGGATGGCCGGGTCCGGCTCACGGTGACGCCCGGGCGGTACGGCTACCGCCGCATCCACGACTACTACAACGAGCTTGCGGCGGCGGCGTCCGGTGACTGGCTGCTCATCTGGAACGACGACGCGCTGATGCGCACCGTCGGCTGGGACCGGGTCATCGCCGCGCAGGAGCCCGCGGTGCTGTGGCCGCTGGCGAACCACCACCGCGAGCTCTGCCTGTTCCCCGCCTGGCCCCGGTCGTGGACGGCCGCCACCGGGCACGTGTCGCTGTGCTTCAACGCCGACACGTGGATGCAGGAAGTCGGGAAGCAGCTCGGGTGCCTGCGGAAGATCCCGGTGGAGATCTTCCACGATCGCGACAACGTGACCGGCTCGGGCCGGTTCGCCGACCGGACGGCGGCCGAGGGGACCCTGCTGTCCGACCAGACGTGCAGCGTGTTCCGCTCGGCGGAGATGACCGCTGCCCGGCAGCGGGACGCGGAGATCATCCGGGGGCTGCTGCCGTGACGCCGCGCTGGACGATCATGATAGCGACCCTCGGCCGCCGCGGGCCCAAGCTCGCGCGGCTGCTCGGCGGCCTGCTGCCGCAGGTGGACGCCGCGCAGGGACAGGTGACCGTCGAGGCGCTGTGGAACAACGGCGAGCGGCCGGTCGGCCAGGTCCGCCAGGACATGCTCGACCACGTCACCGCAGACTACGTCTGCTTCCTGGACGACGACGACGAGGTCCCGCCGTACTACGTCGCCAGGGTGCTGCCGCTGCTGGACGGGACCGACTACATCGGCTGGCGGCAGCGGCTGTGGCGGGACGGCCGCGAGGAACGGCCGGTGATCCACAGCCTCCGCTACGACCGCTGGCTGGACATGCGGGAGCAGTTCCAGCGGGATATCACGCACTTCAACCCGGTCCGCCGGGACCTGGCGGTCCAGGCGACGTTCCTGGGGCCGAACGAGGCGTGGAGCGAGGACTACTGGTGGGCCGGGCAGCTGCGGGGGAAGCTGCGCACCGAGCACTTCATCGACGAGGTGATGCTGCTCCAGCGCTGGGACAGCGCCGACAACACCGGGCCTGTGCGCCGGGCACCGGACAGCCCGGCCGGCTACGCCCGGCTGCAGGTCGCCAGCCCGTGGTTCGCCTGGCACCCGGCGAGCGGCGGCGGGGCCGCGGTCAGCGTGCTGCTGCCGTCCCGCGGCCGGCCGGCCAGCCTGGCGGCGGGCACGCGGGAACTGCTGCGCCTCGCCTCCGACCCGGGCCGGGTCGAGATCCTCGTCGCGGCCGACCCCGACGAGGACAGCGCCGGCTGGGACCTGCCCGCGCAGGCGCGGGTCTGGACCGCGCCGGAGCGGTACGGGTACGCCCGGCTGCACGAGTACGTCAGCCGCCTCGCCGCGATGGCGTCCGGGGCGTGGCTGCTGAACTGGAACGACGACGCCCGGATGCTCACCCCCGGCTGGGACGCGATCATCCGCGCCCAGGAGCCGGCCGTGCTGTGGCTGTCCGCCAACCACAATCCCGGCGCGTGCATGTTCCCCGCGTGGCCCGCCGCGTGGTCCCGCGCGCTCGGGCGCGTCTCCCCGGTGCCGCACGTCGACACGTACCTGCAGTGGCTCGGGCAGGAACTCGGGCTGCTGCGGAAGATCCCCGTGCGGGTGCTGCACGACCGGGCCGACCTGACCGGGAACCACGACGACGCCACCTACGCGCAGGGGCGCGGGCTGCTCGGCGCTGAGGGGATGGTGCCGGGCGGGATACCGGACCGGGCGGTCATCGCCAGGGACGCGGAGATCATCCGGGGGCTGCTGCATCCGGTAACCACAATGAGAGGATGTGCCTGAATTGTCCAAAATGACCGGACTTGGGTGGACAACTCTGGAGGTAGCGGACTCAACCGGAACAAACCTAGTTGACATCAGAAATGACCTGACAAATCTTGACTTCGCGACCCCGCGCGGCGTCCAGGACACCACCGGCATCGACAAGTCCGCGCACGAGCGGCTGCTGCTGCTCGCGGACTTCTCGATCACCAACCACGGCGTCTTCAACCCCACGGTGTCGCACGCCGTGTTCTCCACGGTCCCGTCGACCAGCGTGGCCCGGCCGACGATCATCACGGTCAGCGGCAAGAACCTGCAGGCCAACTGCCTGTACAGCGATTACGCGATCACGCGCAACAACAACGGGGAGCTGACGTGGCAGGCACCCGGTGCGCTGGCGGATGGATCCGTACCAACCTGGTCGTGACCGTCATATCCGATATGCCAGACTCCGGCCGGAAGGAGCACTGAGATGGGTTACCGCAGGCAGCGGGCGTACAGGCTGAGGTTCGAGGACCCCGACCTCGCCGGGCTGGAAGTGACGGCCCGGTCCCTGTCGATCGAGGGCTTCATGAAGGTCGCCGGGCTGGCCGAGCTGGCGCAGGGCGGCGGCGCGGACAGGCTCGACGTCGGGCAGATGCAGGAGATGCTGCGCGCGTTCGCGTCGTGCCTCGTGGGGTGGAACATCGAGGACGAGGTGACCGGCGACCCGGTGCCCGCGACCTACGAGGGCGTGATCAGCCAGGATCTCGACTTCGTCATGCAGATCGTCATGGCCTGGTCGAAGGTCATCGCATCGGTGCCGCCCCCTTTGCCGGACGGCTCGCCCGCTGGCGGGAGTGCCCCGGAGGAATCGACTCTGCAACTGGCGAGCCAGTCGGCGAGCCTTGGGAGCTGACGGAGGCGGTGTTCATCCTGCGCGCGTGCGAGCGGTTCGGGTGCCTGCCCTCGGCCCTGATGGCCGAGGACGCCGGGCTGCTCAGGCTGCTCCGGATCGAGGCGCTCGGCACGCCGCCGCCGGAGGTGACCGGCTAGATGAAGCAATGCTCCATGTGCGGACAGATGAAAGTGGCCGCCGAGTTCTCCAAGCGCTCATCCGCCGCTGACGGACTGCAGAACAACTGCAAGCCATGCGCCAAAGCGTATTCGAGGCGGATCTACGGCGAGAAGCACGAGGAGCGGCTTGACTACAGGCACCGCTACTACATCAAGAACGCGGATCTGGAGCGCGGGCGCCGCAGGGATTATTACGCAAGAAATGAGGATAGAGAACGCGCTTACCGGCAGCGCGACGATGTACGCGAGTACCAGCGCCAGTGGCGCGAGCAGAACCCGGACAGGTGGAGGGAGACCCTGGCCAGGCACTCCCAGAAGCGGCGGGCAGTTGAGCTTTCCGCAGTATGCGGGCAGCATCCGGGATGCAAGCGGATCAGTCGCCGTGTCGTCTGGGGCCGTGACGAAGGGCACTGCCGGATCAAACTGCTTTGCGACGGGGTCTTCGTTCCATTTAAGGAACTGCATCTTGACCACGTCATTCCGCTAAGCAAAGGCGGTCTGCATTGTTATTGCAATCTGCAGACTGGCTGCGCTCCCTGCAATATGGCTAAGGGGGCGCGTTAAAAATGGCTTTGAATGTGGTGGAGATCCTGGTCACCGCGAAGAACGAGACCGGGAAGGCGTTCGCCGAGGCCGACGCCGAGGCGAACGCGTTCACGGACACGATCACCCGGATCGGGATGATCGGGGTGACGGCCATCGGCGCGATCGGGGTCGCGTCGGTGGTGATGGCGGCGAAGTTCCAGTCGTCGATGGAGATGCTCGTCACCGAGGCCGGGGTGCCGCAGTCGGCGCTGAAGGGGCTGGAGGCCGGGGTGCTGTCCCTGGCCGGCCAGGTCGGGTTCAGCCCGGACTCGCTGTCGGCGGCGCTCTACCACGTCGCGTCGTCGTTCGCGTCGACCGGGATCTCCGGCAGCCGGATGATGGACATCCTGAAGGTCGCCGCGGAGGGGGCGCGGATCGGCGGGGCCGATCTTGTCGACGTCACGAACGCCCTCGACGCGGCGATCGTCTCCGGGATCCCCGGGGTGCAGAACTACAAGCAGGCGATGGGCGCCCTGCTGGCCATAATCGGCAGCGGCGACATGACGATGCAGAACCTGGCCGAGGCGTTCGGGTCCGGGGTGATCGCCGTCATCAAAGGGTACGGCCTGTCCCTTGCGGACGCTGGCGCCGCGCTCGCGGTGTTCGGCGACAACAACATCCGGGGCGCGCACGCCGGGACGCAGCTGCGCATGTCGGTGCAGGCCCTGGCGGTCCCGGCAGCAGCCGGGATCAAGATCCTGGCCGGGCTGGGGATGGGCGCGAAACAGCTCGCGGACGACATGGAGCACGGCGGCCTGCTGCCCGCGCTGAAAGACCTCCAGGCGCATTTCAAGAAGGCCGGGATCACGGCGAAGACCGAGGGCGGCTACATCACGGAAATCTTCGGGAAGCGCGCCGGCGCCGGGCTGGCGGTCCTGATGGAGCAGCTGACCCGGCTGGAGTCCAAGTACCCGGCGATCGAGAAGGCGGCCGGCAACTTCGGCGGCGCGTGGGCCAAGACCCAGGGCACCCTGGCGCAGCAGTACCACGAGCTGGTGTCCTGGGCCGAGGCGCTCGTGACCGAGATCGGGCTGAAGCTCCTGCCCGTGGTGTCGGAGTTCGCCGGGTTCCTGCTGCGGAACAAGACCGCGATCACGGAACTGCTGCAGTACACCGGGCTGCTGGTCGCCGGCCTGGCCGCGTACGCGCTCGCCGCGAAGGCCGCTGCGGTCGCGCAGGCGGTGTGGAACGCGGTCATGGCCATCTTCACCGCCGAGGCCGACGCCAACCCGGTCGGGATCATCGTCCTGGCCATCGCCGCCCTGATCGCCGGGCTGATCATGGCGTACAAGCACCTGACCTGGTTCCGGGACGCCGTCGACTGGGTGGGCCGGGCGCTGAAGGCCGGGTTCGAGGCCGCGCTGCACGCCGCGGGCGAGGTCGTGTCCTGGTTTGTCCACGGGCCGCTGGTGTGGATAAAGGAGCAGATCGCGGTCGTGGCGGCCTGGTGGCGGGCGCACAGCGAGGAGATCCGGCAGGTCTGGCGCGCGGTGTGGGCGGCCATCCAGACCGACCTCGCGGTCACGATCGGGATAATAAAGCTGGTCATAGCCGGATTTGTCGATTTTGTCGTGCCGCTGCTCCGGGCCGGGTGGGCCGTGGTCTGGGGCGTCACGAAGATGGCGTGGCATCTGATCGCCGGCGTGATCCACGCGGCGATCCAGTTCATAACGGGCGTAATAGGCATAGCACTCGATATCATCACCGGTCACTGGTCGAAGGCCGGTCACGACCTGCGCACCCTGACCTCGAACATGTTCCGCGACGTGATCTCGATCATCAGGAACCTGACCAGCGATTTCGGGTCGCTGCTGTACAACGCCGGGAAAGCCCTTATCGGCGGGCTGATCCACGGCATCCAGTCGATGTTCGGCTCGATCGGGTCCGTGGTCGGGTCCGTCGCGTCGAAGGTCGCCGGGTTCTTCGGCCTGTCCCCGGCCAGGGAGGGGCCGCTGTCCGGCGGGGGAGCGCCGGAGATCCGGGGCCGCCACTACGCCGAGGACCTGGCGCGGGGCATGCTCTCCGGGCAGGCCGCCGTCGCCGCGGCCGGGCGGCACCTCGCGCTGATGTCCGGCGGGGCCATGGGCCCGGGCGGGTACGGCGGCGGCGGGTACGGCACGGGCGGCGGGCGGCTGGAGATCATCCTGCGAGCCGAGGCCAGCGACCCGCTGATGCGGGAGATCCTCAGGGGGCTG